ATGAGTGAATTAGGAATTTTAATTGGTGACATGATAGGTCAAGCCACAAAAGGAACATCTATAATAAAAGCTTCTGTGGAAACTCCACCACCAAACTTGACTATTAAATTTGATGGGCAAATTATACCTAGTGAGCAAATATATTGCAGTAATTACCTATTACCTCACTATCACAGAAATTACAAAATTGATGGAATTATAGATGAAATAAAAGTAGATATGTCCAAATATGAAAGTATAGGAGAAGGAGGAAATATAACCTCTACTGCACCGGCAGAGCTAAATAGACACACTCATAAAATACCAAGTATAAAAGGACAAGGGAAATTTGAAGGTAAAGGTACTTATAAATCTCATAAAGACATTTGGTTTGAAGATACTTTAAAAAAAGGTGATGAGGTATTAGTTCTTGTTATGGGTGTACATTACGTAGTAGTAACAAAGATAGTTAAAATGCCGAGTAAAGCAATAGAGGGGGTGTAATGTGGAAAAAGATTTTAATATTTTTCTTAAAAAAGCAGAAACAGAAGTTGAAGAAATGCCGACTTTTAAGGAATATGCTATTGACTTTAAAACAGGAGAGTATATAAAAGATGAAAATAAAAATATTAAAGTTTTAGAGAAAAATGAAGCTTTAAAAGTATGGATATTTAAAGCGTTAAAAACTGAAAGATTTAGATATACTGATGTTCATAGTGATAACTATGGAAGTGAGTTAGAAACTAATATTGGTACTATTTATCAAAAATCTGTAAAAGATGCATTAATGATAAATCAAATAAGAGATACATTATTGGTAAATCCATATATCTTAGAATGCTATAATTTTGACATTTCTAATGAAGATGAATATGTTCCACAGATAACCTTTAATGTTAAGACTGTGTATGGGGAGCTAGAAATGGAGGTGTAATGTGAAAGATAGAATAGAATTAAGAAATAATTTCCTGGATAATCTTAAAAACCCACTTTCAAAAATGGAAGGTACTTTCAATTTTGATATTGCTGCGACATTTGGAATTACTGCAGAAGAAGTTTACAAAGAGTTAGAATTTTGGGAAAAGCAAACTTTTATTGATACTGCAACAGAAGATGAATATGTTGACAAACATGCGTTAATGTTTGGGATTACAAGAAGATTAGGAACTAAAGCAAAAGGTACTGTAAAAGTAACTGGAAGAGCAAACTCTGTTATAGAAGAAAACACAATATTTTTAAACAGAGATGGGATAAAGTACAAATCTTTAAGAAAAGAATATTTAAGTCCAACTGGAATTGCAGAAATAGAAATAGAATGCTTATCAGAAGGAAAAATAGGTAATGCTGCAATAGGAGAAATTACAACTTTTGAAATTCAAAATAGTAATATTTACAGTGTTATAAATGAAAAAGAGATTATAAATGGTTATGATAAAGAACCTAATTCTGTATTGGTTGCAAGAGCTAAGGAAAAAGCAACAAGACCAGCTCATAGTGGAAACATTTATGATTATGAGCAATGGGCTAAGCAAGTCGATGGAGTTGGAAAAGTCTTAGTAAAACCTCTTTGGAATGGAAACGGAACTGTTAAAGTTCTAATTGCTAATTATAATAATGACATTGCAGACTCAAGTCTAATTCAAAAAGTAAGAGAAAGAATACAGAGAGATGATGGTAGACCAGTTGGAGCTGATGTTACAGTTGATAGTTTTACTGCTAAAAATATAAATGTGAGTATACAAGTTATATTAAAAACAGGCTTTTCCATATCAGATATAAAAGAAAAGATTGAATCTCTTTTGAAAGCTGTTATAAAAACTGGAAGTGCTACCTTTGAAAAAGCTAATAAAACAATATTATCTATCAATCGTTTAGAGAAAGCTATTTTAGAAATAAAGGGAATAAATGATAACTTTGTAAAAGTAAACAATTCTAATTCTAACTTAGAAATAGCAGAAGATGAGATATTGATAGTTGGGACAGTGGTTATAAATGAGTGATAGATTAATAAAAAAAGTATCTAAAATAGCTAGAAACAGTTTACAAAAAGATTTAATTAGAACACTAGATTTAATCTGTGAATATGCTAAAAATGATATACAAAAATACAAGGAGCTATTATTTATAGCTTTTTTTAATGAACAGCAAATAGCAAATTATGAAAGGTTTATGGAGTTAGACTATAAAAATGGTTGGAGTTTACAGGATAGAAAAGACAGAATTATTTATACTTTACTATCAAAAAATATCTTTACACCTCATGTTTTAAAAGAACAAGCTAAGATATTCACAAATGGAGAAATTGAAGTTATTGAAAATTACAATGATTATTCTTTCATAATTAAGTTTACTTCTGTTGTTGGGATACCATCTAACTTAGATAACTTTAAAAACTTTATTCATATTAATAAACCTGCTCATTTGAATTTTAGTATTGAATTTAGATACAACACACATAACCAAGTAGCTTTTTTATTGCATAATTCTTTAAAATTAAAAACTCATAAACATATTTATGATACTAGATTATATGAAGATAGTGCAGTAACAGGAAAGTATCACAAGCATATAGAAATAAGTAACTTTAAAAATAATGATTTGAAAAATAAAACTCATAAAGAAATTTATGATGAAAGGAGATAACAAATGTCAGATTATACAAAACATTTAAGATTAATAAAACCTAGTGGAAATGAATATTATGATATAGAAAATTTTAATCATAATGCAGAGTTGATAGATAAAGAGACAGAGAAATTAAATAATGCAGTTACAAAAATTCAAGAAGGGGCAACAAGAGAAAAGGCTGGAATAGTACAGTTTGGAACAGAAGAAGGTAAAGCACTTGAAGGAATGATGTTAGCAAGACTCGCAGGATGCGTAGGCTATGGTGGAGATATTCAGACAGCAGGAGTTAAAGACATTAACTATATCTATTATGACAGGAACACTAGAAAAATGTACAAATGTTTAAATCAAAATAATGATGTATCTGCAAATGTTGCTAATTTTATCCCACTAGACAACAACTCGCTTTTGGATAGATTGGAAAATTTATTAAAATTCAGAGAAATTACTTTAACAAAAGATTTAGACAGAGATCTGTTTTCTCGCTACTCTGGGGATATTCCATCCGACATACCTCCATCTAAGATAATTTCTGTAACACTAGAAGAAGGAAGTGGAGCTCCTGGAGGCTACTCTATTTACGAAAAAAGAATTACAGCATTTTATTTTAAATATCAACTAGCTACTACAAGAAAGGCTAAGATTATATACTACTAATTACCCAATTTTAGTTATTTTTAAATTTGTAGATGAGTTCCACATAAAAGCATAGTACAAATTTTCCCCTCCCCAAATGAGCCATCTAATAGCATAATTGTTGTTTATAATTTTAAATGCTTCAACTCTAGTATTTTTTTCTATAATATCTCTAAGTTCTGGTATTGTATTTGGTTCAGGTATATTTATTAAATTTATATTTGTATTCAAAGTTTCAATCAATGCTTGTCTAAGACTAGAATTTTTTAAAACTATATATGTATTTTTGGATAAATTTTCCAATCTATTCACATTTTAAAAATCTATATTTTTTGAAAGGAGTAAAAAATGAAAACAATAAATTTTTATAAAAAAGATAAGTTAATTTTTTCTGTGTATGCAGAAAGTTTAGAAGATGTTTTAAAATCACCTCCATCATATTTTCAAGGATATACTCAAGATATGATAATTACAGATATTACATATCAATATCCATTTTACAAAGATGATGTATTAAGAGAAATGAGCAAAGAAGAAAAGGTTAGAAATAATATACCAGTACAACTAGATGATGGGGAGTTAATAAAAGATAAAAAATTAATAGTAGTGCCAAAACCTGCTGGGAATCAAAAATATATGTATTGGGATAAAGAAAAATCACTATGGGTGTTGGATAATCAAAAGGAGTATGAGGATTATTGTACTTTAATTGACAATTTAAAAGCAGAGGCTTTAGCATATGGATTTGATTACAAAGTTGATGGAAAAGAACATCGCCAGAGATGCAGAGATAAAGACATTGCTTTCATGGTAGCTAATGTGATGGCATTAGATGTTGCTGCAAAGCTAGGAAAAACTAAAAAAACAACTTGGTATTTTGAGGACAATTATGGGATGCCTGCTGGTTTGACAGAGTTAGGAATGTTAATGTTATTCGGAACTACATTTGTACAAAGTGTATACGATACTGAGCATCATTTTAAGACAAAAGTAAACCCAAAGGAATTAACAAAAGCAGAATTTGAGAGCAAGAGAAAAGAAATACATAATGCACTAGCCAAAGGCTAATTTTAAGAGTTTCTATTATTAAAGGTAGTTTTAATAGCTATCTTTAATAAAACTCTTTAAAATTGATATTACAAGGTCATTTTAATAATTCTTATATAAAGAAATAAAGGAGTTGATAAGTATGTTTGTTTTGTCACAAAAAAGCTTAGAAAGATTAAATGGTGTCCATATAAACCTGGTTAATTTTTTTAAAGAATTAATCTTATTAAGCCCTTGGGACTTTAAAATTACAGCAGGAGTTAGAACTGCGGCAGAGCAAAATTTAGAATATCAAAAAGGTAGAACATTACCTGGAATAAAAGTAACAAAAGTAGATGGCTATAAACAAAAATCTAATCATCAGATCAAGTTTGATGGTTTTGGATATGCCGTAGATATTGGAGTTCTTATAAAAGAAAAAGTTAAGGTAAAAGTTAAGGAAAATGGAAAAGAAATAGAAAAAGAAGTTGAAAAAATAGTTTACAAAGGAAGTTGGAAAGATTTTCACTACTATCAAGATATTTATAATGTTGCAAAAGAGAAAGGACTTTTAGAAAAATATGGAATTGAATGGGGTGGAAATTGTTGGAAATCATTTAAGGATGCTCCACACTGGCAAATTAAAGGAGCAGATAAGGTAGCTTTTAAATAATAAATAGTCTGGTCAGACAGTTATTATAAAAAATTATGCCCGGAAGAAGTTTAAAATTTTTGCCGGACAAGTATTTATGAGTATTTAAAAATTTTAGGAGGTAAAAGTATGGAAATGGTAAAAAATTATATTGGTACTATTACAAAACAAGGGTGGATTGGTATAGCATTAGCTTTGGGATTTATTATAGTTATGGTAATATCTAAAAAGAAATATGCAGATACTGTTGAAAAAGCAATAAGACTTTCAGAACAATCATTTAATTCAGGAGAGGGGCAAAAAAAGTTAGCAGCAGCAATAAATTATATTCAAAATGCTATAACTTTAATGCCTTGGTATGTAAGATTAGTAATAGTTCCTGTAATAAACAAAAAAAGTATTATAGATGCAATAGAAAGAACATTACAAAGAATATCAAATACATTTGGAAAAGGCTCTAAGGTAGATATAAAAGGTAATGAAGATGGAGAAAACTAAATTAAAATTAGATTTTATTTCAAATAAAAAAGCAGTTTTACTCCAAGATTATATCTACTCAATCAATGGTTATGATATTAAGGTATTTAGAGGTTTCATCACTGATGGAGCCTCTGTTCCTAAATCTTTACAGTGGCTATATAATCCTTATGGTAAGTATGTAAATGCAGCAGTTATACACGATTATTTGTATTCAACATACAACAATACTGGAATTAATCGCACCTTAGCTGATAAAATATTTAGACACATTATGAAAGAAACAGGAGTTGATAATAGAACTGTAAGAAGATTTTATAATGTTGTTAGATGTTTTGGGGAAACATCTTGGAAACCTAAGTTGCAGAATGAGGGATACAAAGATAAGGCTGTTATAGATAGAACCAAAGAAGCCAGAGAGTATTATGCATACTGGTATAAAATTTTAAGATTATAATTAGGGGTTGGTAAAGTGGCAATTTTATTAAAATTTGGAGCATATTTTATAGCTTTTTTGATATGGTTAATAGGAGGCTTTGATACATTAGCAAAGGTATTATTTGGCTTAATGTTCCTTGATTATTTAACTGGGCTAATTGTTGGGTATAAAATGCAAAATCTTAATTCTAAGAGAGCTTTTAAGGGATTAAGAAAAAAACTTTTAATCCTAGTTATTTTATGTGGTGCAAGTTTAATGCATAAATTAGTTCCAGACTTAGCATTTAGAACTCTTGTAGGAATGTTTTACTGTGCAACAGAATTATTAAGCATAACAGAGAATATTTCAAAAGCAGGCGTTCCAATACCTAAAAAACTTAAAAAAGCATTAGAGCAACTGAGAGAAGATGATAAGGATGAAAATTGAATTTTAATATAAAATAGATTATAATGTCCTATATATAATAAATATATTGGAGTTGATTAAAATGAATGAAAGTATTGTTTTAAAAAAATTTTCAGAAATAAGGTTAGAAGATTATTTTTTTGAATCATTAAAAAAAGACTATGGTTATATAGAGTTTAGTCAATGGTTTAATAAAAAGATTAATCAAGATGAAAGTGCATATGTTTTAGAAAATTCTTTAGGAATTCAAGGATTCCTATACCTTAAAGAAGAGTTTGAAAATGATGAAAAAATTTCACCACAATTACCCATATGTAAAAAATTAAAAATAGGAACATTTAAAATTAATCCACATGGAACAAAATTAGGAGAACGTTTTATAAAAATAATCTTTGACCAAATGATTTTAAAAGGACTTACTTTTGGATACTTAACAATATATAGCAAACATTCAACATTAATTAATCTTCTTATAGAATATGGTTTTATATATTGGGGTAAAAAAGAAAATGAAGATGTATTTATAAAAGATTTTAAAAATAATGATACAGATATAGAAAAGAGTTTTCCCATAATGGATAAGAATCAAAAAAAATATATATTGGGAATTTTTCCTAAATATCATACAAAACTATTTCCTGATTCAAAGTTAGTAACAGAAAAAAACCATATTATTGAAGATTTATCTCCTACTAATTGTATAGAGAAAATTTATCTATCTGCTAATAAAATGTGTTTAAATCTTAAATATGGAGATTTAATTAATATTTATAGAACAGCAGAAGATGGAAAAACAGCAGAATATAGTTCAGTGATAAGTTCTATATGTACTGTTAAAAATGTAACAAATATTGATAAATTTAACACTTTGAACGATTTTTTAGGTTTTTGTAAAGGAAGAACTGTTTTTACTGAAGTTGAGCTAAAAAAATTTTGGTCATTGAAACAGTATCCATATATAATAGCATTACAATACAATTTAGCTCTCCCAAAAAGAATTATTAGGAAAAGGTTAATTGAAGAAGTAAATATAGCTAGAGGGATTAGATTATCACTATTTGAAATTTCAAATGATCAATTCAGTAAAATTTTAGAATTAGGAGAAGTTCCTGAAATTTATTTTAGAGGTTAG